TCGTAATTTTCACAAGCATTATAATGAGAGTAATCTATCAAAGGAGAGACACATGAGATTCATCATCTTTGTCAACAAGTACGCACGATTGGCGTACGACTACGCGGCTATTCGTAGCGCGCTTGCAAGTCACTTCAGCAACGAGATGCTGCTCGAGATCTACAACGATCCCGAGCGGCGTCTGGTGCTGATTGGCTGGATGGCGCTCTACATGAGCCGCGAGGTCACGCTGATCGACGCAGTTATCAACGCTGACATGGAGATGGCAGACATGAGGAACAACTAGAAAGGAGTAACCCTCAAAGGAGCAACGAGCTTACAACTCGTTTCTTCTTTTATTTTTTTGTCTCGTATTAAATACAAGGATTATAATGAGACCTTATACCTACAAGGAGGAACACCAACATGGACAACGAAGAGTTCGACGAGGAGTTCGACGAGGAGCCGTTGGGCTTCAACGACATCGTCGCGTTCGGAGTCTTGGCCTTCATGTGTGCTTCATCAGCATACACGGCGGGCAAGATCATCAACGCGGGTGTCTCGAAGATCAACAAGCTCTTCTACGAGAGCCGAGACCGAAAGTTCGAGAAGTCCGAGAAGGAAGATAACGAGAAGGAGTAAGGAGAAAAGAGCTGTCTTGTACTGACACTACAAGGCATCTCTTTTTTGTCTCGTATTAAATACAAGGATTATAATGAGACCACTATAAGGAGGAAACATGAACAAGGTATTCGACCCGATCAAGAAGGCCTGGGAGGAGAACCCGGTTCAAGTCACCATCGTCGGAGCCCTCGTCGCATCAGTTGCGGTGAAGGTTCTGACGGCGATGACCGAAGCGAACAACTCCCGGACCTGGCGTAAGGAAGTCGACCGCCGATCCATGATGATCAAGTAGTGTCATCAAAGCGAAATGCTTTGCAGATAAAAATGCAAGGTATTTCGTTTTTGTCGTATAAGGAGGAATAATGTTAGAGTTAATGAAGCATCAAGAACGAGCAGTTAAACAGTTACGTAATGGAAAGATTTTATGGGGTGGAGTTGGAACTGGAAAGTCAGCGACTGCGTTGGCCTACTATATTCACAATGAAGACCCCAAAGATCTTATTATCATTACAACCGCAAAGAAACGAGATAGCTTAGAGTGGGAAGGAGAAGCCGCTAAGTTTGGAATCAGCACGGCTTATGAGTACACAGCAAGTGGCTCATTAATCGTTGAGTCTTGGAACAACATCAAAAAGTTTGAAGAGCATAAAAACTGCTTTTTTATTTTTGATGAGCAAAGGCTTGTTGGCTCTGGATCATGGACTAAGAGCTTTCTCAAAATTGCACAAAACAACTCATGGATCATGTTGACAGCAACACCAGGAGACACATGGATTGATTATATTCCTGTGTTCGTTGCTAATGGTTTCTACAAAAACGCAACAGAGTTCAAGCGCAAGCACGTTCTATATGAACCGTACACAAAGTATCCAAAAGTTAAAGGGTACTTAAAAGAGCAACACTTAGAAGTCTTACGTAATGACATCTTAGTGGAAATGCCGTTTATCAAACACACAGAACGTATGTTGAACTATATTGACGTGGAGTACAACCAGGACTTCTTTGATATTGTCTACAAGAAGCGATGGAACTTCTATGACGATGAGCCAGTTAAAGATGTCGCTGAGTTATTCAGATTAATGCGACGTGTTATTAACAGCGATCCGTCAAGACTAGATATGGTTCGTAAGTTAATGACGTGCCATGACAGGCTCATTGTTTTCTATACGTTCAATTACGAGCTTGATATTCTACGTAGACTTAATGATGAGATTGACGTGTTTGAATGGAACGGGCACAGAAAAGATCCAGTGCCAGAAGGTGAGAAGTGGGTATACCTGGTTCAGTATACTGCAGGGGCTGAGGGATGGAATTGCACGTCTACGGATGCTATGATTCTGTATTCAATGACATACTCGTATAAGAACTTTATCCAAGCCCAAGGACGAATTGACCGTTTAAATACGCCATATTCAACCCTGTATTACTACATTCTCACGTCAAATTCAATAATTGACCGTGGAATTAAAGACGCGCTTAGCTCAAAAAAAAGCTTTAACGAGCGTAAATTCATAACTGAAGCTGAGAAGTTTGGCGTAATTTATGACGTTTGATGTAGACATTCTCAGATTTGACGACGAATAAGCTGAAAAAAAAGCCTAAAACCCTTTAAAAATAAGGGTTTTTGGGTTGTCGTCAAATCTGAGAATTCTACTCAAAAAACTCTTTATATATTTATACCTTATACGACTTATATGGTGTAGTGTAAAGCGTATAAAGTCACGTTTATAAAAAACTTTTTTATCAAGAAAAAAACCGGATTTGACACAAGGGGAGAACAATGACAGAAATGTGGACAGAGATTGAAGGATTTCCAAATTATTTGATTAGTGACAACGGAGAAGTTTACAATAAAAGAACCGATAGTTTAATGGCACGTAGTAAAACACTTCAGGGCGATTTAAAAGTAACAATGGTAAATGGTGGGATCAGGATTACAAAATCAGTAAGAGTTTTGGTAGCAGAAGCTTATGTTGAAAAACCACACAGTTTGGAAAGCGAGTTGAATAGAGATGACTATGAATCGTTGTTCAACACTGTAATTGTTCTAGATAACAATAAAAACAACGTTTCGTCGTATAACCTAGCTTGGCGGCCAGCTTGGTTTGCGCAGAAGTACTCCAGGCAGTTTCAAGTATATTATCCTAATTATTTCTATTCAAAAAGAGTGGTTAATGCTACAACAGGTGAGCTATACACATCAGTAATACAGACGGCAACAAAAGAAGGACTCCTCTTTGAAGATGTTATACGGTCAACTAATAGCGGCGTAAAGATCTTTCCTACAGGATGCGTCTATGTTTTCGTATAACGTATAAGGTCTTAAAAAATACAAGGTATATAATAGAGAGGCACGTGTTTTTAAACACATCTCTTATATTTTTCAAAGGAGGAACATGCAAGAACGAGAATATCAGCACAAAATTATTAATCGAATTAATACTTTATTGCCTGGCGCAATGGTTATTAAAAATGATCCTACTTACGTTCAGGGAATTCCAGATCTTCTTGTCTTGTATGAAGATCGTTGGGCGATGCTTGAGGTTAAAATCTCAATTGATTCTTCTATTCAACCGAATCAAAGGTATTATATTGAAATGTTTAACAACATGTCCTTTGCTGCGTTTATTTATCCAGAAAACGAGGAGGACGTTTTAGATGCTCTTCAATCGGCATTTGGAATTGCAAGGCAGGCACGCCTTTTTGAGCCCGAGCAATTATAGTTGGGTAAACTATACGGACCAAAAATTAGAAGCTAGATTCATTGCCGCTCAAGCAGCAAAAAGAGGCACTGATTTACATGACTTAGCTCATGAGGCAATTAGATTAAACGTAAAGTTGTCTAAAAGTAATCAAGCTCTATCAACATATGTGAACGATGCAATTGGGTACAAAATGACTTGCGAGCAAGCCTTGTATTATTCTGATAATTGTTTTGGTACAGCAGACACAATTTCATTCCGCAGAAACAAACTCAGGATTCATGATTTAAAAACTGGTATTACCCCAACAAAAGAAAAACAGCTAGAAGTTTATGCTGCTATTTTTTGTTTGGAGTATGGTGTATCTCCAGAAGATATTGAAATTGAATTAAGGATATATCAAGGAGACGAGATTAGGGTATTCGATCCATTTCCAGAAACGATTCTTAACATCATGGAATTAATTGTTGCGTTTGACAAACAAATTGAAGAAATGAAAAACTCAGACCGCTTTTAAATAAAGGAGGGATCACAGTGTTAATTACAGAAGAAGAGTATCTTGCACATTATGGAGTCATTCGTAGATCCGGCCGTTATCCTTATGGAAGTGGCGGGCAAGAGCACGTTACAAAGAATCATCATGACTTCATGTCTACTGTAAATAGGCTTGCAAAAGAGGGAATGAGTCAAGCAGAAATTGCGCAAGTTTTTGGAATGACCTCAACTACCCAGTTGCGAGCGGCGTATACAAACTCCAGAGAAGAAGCGCTTGCTTCGGATACCGCAATGACACAACGCTTAAAAGATAAGGGTTGGTCAAACGTGGCCATTGCCGAAAGGCTTGGGGTTTCTGAAGGTAAAGTAAGAAACATGCTTGCTGCTGGAGAGAATGCGAAAAAAGAAAAGACTGCATTAATTGTTGACATCTTGAAAAAAGAGATTGACAGTTATGACGGATATATCGACGTAGGCACAGCTGTTGAAAACTATCTTGGCGTCAGCAAAGAAAAACTAAACCAAGCTTTAGAGATTATGAAGTCCGATGGGTATGAGGTTATTAGCGGCGTAAAGATTCCACAAATTGGAACTCAGTTTGAAACAAACTTTAAAGTGTTGGCTAAACCTGGAACTCAATGGAAAGATGTCAAAAACAATCCCGATAAAATCAAGTTGATCAACCAGCATATTGATGATACTGGAAGATCAGTACTTGGTATGCTTCCTCCTTTGCCGTTGAATCCTAGGCGGCTTGCTATTAGATATAAAGAAGACGGGGGAGCAGAGGCGGATGGCGTTATGTACATTCGTCCAGGAGTTGATGACCTTTCTATTGGTGGGTCTAAGTATGCTCAGGTGAGGATTCAAGTAGGGAACAGTCATTACCTAAAAGGTATGGCGATCTACAAGAATGATTTACCAGATGGAGTTGATGTAGTTTTCAACAGTAACAAATCAGACACTGGTAATAAACTAGACGCTTTAAAACCTTTAAGTGATAATCCAGACAATAGGTTTGGTGCTGTTATTAGGCGACAAATAACTAAGACAGATACTAAAGGTAAAGAGAAGACGATTTCTGTTGTTAACATTGTTAACGAAGAAGGCGATTGGTCTGATTGGTCTAGAAACATTTCGGCACAAGCCCTGTCAAAACAAAGCCATAAGCTAGCAAAAGAACAGTTAGACATGACTTATGAGCGTAGACTAAATAACTTAAATGGTATTAATAAGTTGACAAACCCAGTTGTAAAACAGAAACTACTTGAGGAGTTTGCTGAATCAACTGACTCTGCTGCAGTACACCTTAAAGCAGCGAGCCTACCGCGTCAGGCTTGGCACACAATCCTACCAATTAACTCATTGAAACCTACAGAGATCTATGCGCCTAACTATAAAGATGGTGAACGAGTAGCTTTGATCAGGTACCCACATGGTGGAACCTTTGAGATCCCGGAGCTTATTGTAAACAATAGCAACAGGGAAGCAAAGAGATCTCTTGGTGAAGCTAGGGATGCTGTAGGTATTCATCACAAGGTAGCAGAAAGATTATCTGGTGCTGACTTTGATGGCGATACAGTTCTGTTGATCCCCAACAACAAGGGTAAGATTAAGTCTTCACCTGCACTTGAAGGACTCAAGAACTTCGATCCCAAAGAAGCCTACCCTGGTTACCCTGGTATGAAGGTTATGAGAAACACTCAGAAAGAGATGGGGTTGATCTCTAACCTAATCACTGACATGACCATTAAAGGTGCAAGCCAAAGCGAATTAGCTAGAGCAGTAAGGCATTCAATGGTTGTCATTGATGCTGAAAAGAAAGAGCTTAACTATAAAGAATCTGAAAAGGTAAATGGTATTAAACAATTAAAAGAGAAGTACCAGACAAAGCCTGATGGTACAGGTGGGGCGTCTACTCTGATCTCTAGAGCAGGCTCACAGACTAGGATCCCTAATAGGAAACCCAGGTACCAGCAAGATGGTGGACCCATTAACAAGAAGACCGGTGAGCTACAGTATCAGCCCACTAACGAGACATACTCTAGTGGTAAACTAAAGACCACTAAGTTGGAAACGTTGGCTGTAACTAAAGATGCTAACACCCTTTCTTCTGGTACCCCTATGGAGAAACTATACGGCAACCATTCTAATAAACTAAAGGCCCTTGCTAATCAGGCTAGACTAGACATGATTAATACCCCCACCCTTCAGTATTCACCTTCTGCTAAGAAAGTTTATCAGACTGAAGTTGATAAACTAAACGCCGACCTAAAGGTGGCCATCATGAACAAGCCCAAGGAAAGGCAAGCTATTGTCTTGGCTAATTCAATCATGAAGATTCAGAAGGAAAACAATCCACAAATGGATAAGGCTACTGAAAAGAAGCTAAGCTTCCAGGCCCTTAACGAGGCACGCAATAGAACTGGTGCTAAGAAGAACAAGATTAAGATCACACCTAAACAATGGGAAGCAATCCAAGCAGGAGCTATCACACCAAGTAAACTTAAAGACATCTTAGACAATGCTGACATGGACATTGTTCGTGACTTAGCAACACCTAAGACTCAAGTGTTGATGACATCTGCTAAAACAAACAGAGCTAAGTCAATGCTCGCTTCAGGATACACAAGAGCTGAAGTAGCTGAGCAACTTGGTGTCTCTCTGTCTACTCTTGATGAAGCAACACTTTAGGTGAACTATGATAGTATCAATGCTAACTACAATTGACAATCCGTACAATCCTTTTGATGACTTCCGTGCATGGTTTAACTATGATGTATCGGCCGGGTATAACACCATCTCCTTCCTAGGTAGGTTGGTCTTCACATCTAATGAGTTATCAGAGTTTGATCAGAACCTTATTAATGAACAAGTTATTGATGAAATTGTTTTTGAAAATATTACCGGGTTGTACAAAAAAGTTTCAAAAGAATTTGAAGATTAATTTAAGACTTAATGATGGGGGGGAGGGGGTCTTTAAAAGATACCCCCCCCTTTCATCGCCGGACCACAAAAAAAAGCCCCGGAGGGAATTTTGGTAGAGCCTTTTCGGTTTAAGGAGGTAAGTGATGCCTACTAGAGCAGACGTAGTTAACGAAGCACAGAAGTGGGTCGGGTACACCGAGGGTCCACGCAACAACGAAACCATTTTTGGCGGTTGGTCTGGGTATCAGTTCCAGCCCTGGTGTGGAAGTTTTACAGATTATGTTCTAACCAAATGTGGCTTTACAATTACATCGTTTGGCTCGGCAAATTCTGAACCTTCTTCCGTCTACACACCTTCTGGTATTTTAAACTACAAAAAACTTGGTAGATTTATGGATAGACTAGGGCCATGCGAGCCAGGAGACGTAGTCTATTTTGATTTCCAACGAGACGGTTTAGTAGATCACGTTGGTTTAGTCGTTTCATCTCGAGGAGCGTTAGTAGATACAATTGAAGGAAATACTTCTTTTGGTAATCAATCAAACGGCGGAGAAGTAATGCGAAGGACTAGAGACCGGGCAATGATTGCTGGTTTTGGTAGGCCTATGTATTCGTTTTCTCCTATTCCTCAGGAATCATTAGTTAACCCTTTGGAGGTAGACATGTATATTGCAGTTGATGGTGTTGGGTTCTTTGCGCAGGTTGGGAATGTTACTATTCCTCTTCCAGGCATTGATCTCGTTGGGTTTGCAAAGCTTATGGAGTCTAACAAATCCGTTGGATGTATGATCATTCCAAAAGCCGCTGCTCAGGACTTTGCAGAGAAAGTCATCAAGCAGACCGTGAACGCCACAAAGGCGTAAAATCGTGAGCCCGGCCAGGCTGCAAGTTTCGCCCCTCCTCCGGGCTAGAGACTACTTGGCCGGGCTCACACTTCATAACAGAAAGGAGGAATGAGTGGCTTCTAGACGAACAACCACAAGGCGTGGTAAACCAGCATCAACGCCTGAAAACAGAGAGAATCAACTTATTTCTCTTGCTGTTGATTTAGCCGAAAAACAACTGAGTGAAGGAACAGCTTCGTCTCAGGTTATTAGTCATTATTTGAAACTGGGCTCTACTAGAGAACAGCTTGAACAGGAACGTTTGGCTAAAGAGAACGACCTTCTTCAGGCTAAAGTAGACCATATGACCTCCGCAAAGAGAGTCGAAGAGCTTTATGAAACGGCTTTAAATGCTATGCGATCCTATGCTGGTTACGATATTATTAACGACGACAACGACATTTAAAATCCGTTAAAGGAGGATTGATGGCGACTATCACTGGCTTAACCGCCGATCGAATGAAAGAAATTGAAGACGCTGCTATTGTTACCGCAGAAGTAATTGATGGCGATTTAATCCTTACAAGGCATGATGGGTCAACCTTTAATGCTGGCTATATTGGCGGTGGAGGCGGCGGTGGAGGAGTTACCGCTCACTCAGAACTTACTGGTTTGACTGAAGGTAATGATCACACTCAGTATTTGATGCCTCCAACCGCAGAGGTCTATTCTGACGGAGACAACATTACTGGTGAGCCACGGATTGCAGTTCTGACTACTGCCGGAATGTATTATATGCCAGAAGTTCCTGCAGCTGAGTATTATGGAAAACCATGGGTCATTTCTAATATTTCGGGTGCATCAGTTACGCTTAACTGCGATGATAGCGGACTATTGTATTCTGGATTTATGAACGAAATTTTAATTCCAGATAGTAAAGTTGTAACTCTTAGAGCTTTAACAATTCCAACTATTGGCGGCCAGTGGAGCGTTGAAACAATTCATCCAATTGCGTTTGTTGGCCCAACCATTACCGCGCATGATGTTTTGGCTGGAACTGGTGTAACCGTAGAACTGTCTGAAGACGGCGATCAAGTAACAGTTTCTGCAGATAGCGCAAACGACCCTAGGCTTTCTCAGCCTACAATGTTGTTTTCGTCTGGGCGTTACACTAGCCCGTCGTCCTCTTCTTCAGGAAACGGAACTACAGGCAACAACGTGTTGTACTACACTCCAATTTATTTTCCGAGAGAACTTACTTTTGATAGAGTCGCAATTATTCATGGGTCTGGCGGAGCTGGTTCAACTGGAGAAGGTTCTGTTTATAGACTCGGAATTTACGACTCATTAGACGATGCGCCCAACGACTTATTAGTTGAATTTGGAACGGTTGATCTACACAGTGCTCATGGTATAAAAGACATCACGATTCTCGAAACGTTTTCTCCAGGTCTTTACTGGCTTGCTGGTGTTGGGCAGTATACTTCTGGATCCCCAGAAGTTTCTTTAGTAAACTATCTTACTATCCCAGTCGCACAGCCAGGACTTAGTCCGGGCAGCTCGTCTACGTACTACACTAGTTCAGTAACTGGAGCGCTTCCAGCATCTGCAACTATTGACGGAGCTAATTACGGTCCAGCAATTATTTACTTGAGGACGCTTTGATTTGAATAGAACTTACTCAGAACTAAACAGGTTTTCTACTTTTGAGGATCGTTTTGAATATTTGAAACTTCCCGGAAGTGTTGGTGTAGAAACTTTTGGTTTTGATAGACACCTAAATCAAAGTTTCTATAAATCTTTTGAGTGGAGACAAGTAAGAGAATACGTTATTATTAGAGATAACGGATGTGATTTAGGTGTTTTTGGATACGAAATTCATAGTAAACTTTTAATTCATCATATAAATCCTATGGCTTCTGATGATATTATTCATGGAGAAGACTGGATAACGGATCCCGAGTATTTAATAACGACGACGCACAATACTCATAATGCGATTCACTATGGCGATAAAAGTTTATTGAGGATTTCAAACACAAAAAGAGTCCCTGGAGACACCAAACTTTGGTAACTTAAAGGAGGTTGTCCAATGGAAGATAGTATTTTAATCAGTACAAAAAAAGTTTTAGGCATTAACGAAGAGTATGAGAATTTTGATTTAGACATCCTCACGCACATTAATGCTGCTTTTTCTATTTTAAATCAGATCGGCATTGGACCAGAGAATGGCTTCTTTGTTTCAGACTCAACTGACGCCTGGTCTGATATTTCTTTACCAGATAATCAATTAAACTTAGTCAAAACGTATGTGTTCTTAAAAGTAAGAATGTTGTTTGATCCGCCGACAACCTCTTTCTTAATTGACGCCATGACTAACCAGATCAAAGAGTATGAGTGGCGGCTTAACATCTTTAGAGAGGCCGGTATCCCATGAATGAAAAGCCTTTAAAAGACCCAAAGGGTGGTTTAACTCCGGCAGGAAGAAAAGCTTTTGGCGGTAATTTAAGGCCTGGTGTTCAGAATTATTCTCAGGCAAGAACCGCAGACAAAAGGCGGTGGATTAGTTGGGCATTACGCTTTTACGGCCAAGACAATTACCCTCCACTCAAAGATGAAAACGGTAAACCAACGCGATTTGCTTTAACTGCAGCTGCCTGGGGTGAGCCAGTTCCTAAAACAGAAGAAGAAGCTAGAGCTATTGCTGCAAAAGCAAAAAAGCGAAAAGCTGAATTAGATAATCAAGAATTAAAACAATCTTCTATGATTGACGAAGTAGAGACTTTTCTTTCTCACTTTGGCGTAAAGGGCCAGAAGTGGGGGGTAAGAAAAGGCAAAGTTAAAAGGTCAAATCCTAACTCAAGAAAAGTTAGGAAAAAAGATAGAAAGTGGCAGAAAAAAGCCACCAAAAATAGAAAAATTCATAAGGTTTATAAAAAGTCCGCAAAAAGGATGAACAAAGAAGTTAAAGTAATCAATGATCTTCCAGCATTTAAAAACAAAGATTTAAACGCAAACCCAAAACTTAAGAAAAAGTATAATGATCAAGTTTCTGAAAAATTTACAAAAATTCTTAATGAAGAAGCAAAAAGGTTGGGTTCTAGCGCTAGCGGAAAAAAGATTGAATTTGTCTATGATGGAGATGGAAGCCCGGCTATTTGGAAAGTGAGGCAAGGAAATGGATGAGTTTATTGTCGAGGTAAAATACAACGACTTTGGCCAAATTGAGTCCGTTCCTGAGCTTGATATCCTTGAGCAAAGTGATTTTCATTCAAATGGCGAAGATTTTTTAATTCATTACGGTAAAAAGGGTATGCGTTGGGGAGTTAGAACGGTTCCTAAACGGGCAACAAGTTCCAGCTCATCTAGCAAACCTAAAAAATCAGCTAAAAGTATGACCGATCAAGAGCTTAAAGATGCAGTAAGCAGAATGCAGCTTGAGAAGCAGTACAAACAACTTTCCTCTGAGACCTCAACAAAGACTAGAGGAAAAAGGGCCACGGAGTTTCTTCTTAAACAGGGTGGCGATATTACAATGAGTGTTATGAAACAGCAGACAACTAATTATTTAAATAACGAAATTTCAAAAGCTATGAAAGGAAAGGGTAAGCCGTTAAACATTGATGAAGCTACAATGAAAACTACGGTTAAGAAATTAAAACTTGAAAAAGAATACCGAAGTCTTACTGGTAAGTAAAAAGGAGGATAATAATTGACGTTGTCAAACACCGCAGTTCCAAAGTATTATAGTGAATTCAGAAAATCTGTGTTAAATGGAGAAATTCCAGTAAACAAAGAAATTTCACTAGAAATGAATAGAATTGACGACTTAATTGAAAACCCAAACATTTATTACGATGATAAAGCAATTGATGGGTTTATTAAGTACTGTGAAATGGAGTTAACTCTAACTGATGGCAGCGATCTTTACCTTCTAGATACATTTAAGTTGTGGGCAGAACAGATTTTTGGTTGGTATTACTTCGTAGAACGTAGTGTTTATCAACCAGGAAAAAACGGCGGCCAGGGAAAGTATGAAAAAAAACTAATTAAAAAACGACTCGTGACAAAACAATATTTGATTGTTGCACGAGGGGCCGCAAAGTCAATGTATGGCGCATGTATCCAAGCATATTTTCTAAATGTTGATACAGCAACTACACATCAAGTAACAACTGCTCCTACTATGAAACAAGCTGATGAAGTAATGTCTCCAATTAGGACTGCAGTTACTAGGTCAAGAGGCCCTCTCTTTAAGTTTTTAACGGAAGGCTCTGTTAGAAACACTTCTGGGTCTAAGGCCGAAAGAGTTAAATTAGCCTCTACAAAAAAGGGTGTAGAAAACTTCTTAACAGGGTCTTTATTAGAAGTTAGGCCTATGGCAATTAACAAACTTCAGGGGTTAAGGCCAAAAGTCTCAACTATTGATGAATGGCTCTCTGGAGATATTCGCGAAGACGTTGTCGGCGCCATTGAACAGGGCGCTTCTAAGATGGAAGATTATTTAATTGTAGCTATTAGTTCTGAAGGCACTGTTCGGAATGGTTCTGGAGACACAATCAAGATGGAACTTGCTAATATTTTAAAAGGTGAATACCAAGCTCCTCATGTTTCTATTTGGCATTACAAACTTGACGATCTTGAAGAAGTAAGCGATCCGTCAACATGGCTCAAGGCCAACCCAAATCTTGGCAAAACTGTAACTTATGACGTTTATCATTTAGATGTTGAAAGAGCAGAAAAAGCTCCAGCGTCTAGAAACGATATTCTTGCAAAAAGGTTTGGTATTCCAATGGAAGGCTACACCTATTTCTTTACTTATGAAGAAACGGTTCCGCACAGGTCCAGAGAGTTCTGGAGTATTCCTTGCTCTTTGGGCGCCGACCTATCGCAAGGCGATGACTTTTGCGCGTTTACGTTCTTATTCCCAATTAAAAATGGGTCGTTTGGCGTAAAAACAAGAAGCTACATTACTAGCCTAACATTAATGAAACTTCCTGGCGCAATGAGGGCCAAGTATGAAGAATTTATTAATGAAGGAAGCCTCCAAGTTTTAGACGGAAACGTTTTAGACATGATGGAGGTGTATGACGATTTAGATGCCTTTATTGAGCAAAACGAGTACGATGTAAGATCTTTTGGGTTTGACCCTTACAACGCAAAAGAGTTCGTTACTCGTTGGGAAGCTGAAAATGGATCATATGGAATTGAAAAAGTTATTCAGGGTGCAAAAACTGAATCAGTGCCTCTTGGAGAGTTAAAAATCCTTGCAGAAGAGCGAGCTCTTATATTTGACCAAGACTTAATGTCCTTTGCAATGGGTAATGCTGTTACATTAGAAGATACTAATGGAAACAGAAAGCTTTTAAAGAAACGCGCTGAAGAAAAAATCGACAATGTATCCGCAATGATGGATGCTTATATTGCATACAAAGCCAATAAGGAGGCTTTCGAATGAGCAACAATGGTAACCGAGCAACTAAACAGGCAGTTTTAACTACTCAGGAAGAGATTGACGCAAATCAGGTTCTTGAGAAGTTTGCTCTCTTTAACGAGCAGGGCGATAACGTTCTGGCCGCAACTACCGAGACGATTATCAACCTTTTGGGTCAGCTTGAAGATTTAGCCGATCGCGTTGAGGCTTTAGAGAACGCCTGATCCGAAAAACAGCCATGACTTAGGAGGTGATGCCGCGTGGCAGTTTTGGATCGGTTCAAAAGCGCATGGAATGCGTTTCGAGATAATGGTGAAGTTTGGGACCCAACCAATTACACAAATGGGCCTAGTTATGGCGTAAGGCCGGATCGAAACAGGCTTCGATATTATAACGAGCAATCTATTGTTACGTCTATTTACACTCGCATGAGTATGGATGTAGCAGGATTTGAATTTCGGCATGTAAAAATTGATGGTTCTGGTCGTTATATGGAAGATGTTAATAGCGCTTTAAATACTGCGCTAACATTAGAAGCCAACATTGATCAAGGACCAACAGCGTTTAGGCAAGACATTGCGATGACTTTGTTCGACAAAGGCTCTGCAGCAATTGTACCAGTAGATACCAATTACAATCCGCAAATGAATGAGCGTTTTGACGTTTACACAATGCGAGTTGGTGACATCGTTGCATGGTATCCTAGGCACGTTAGAGTAAACCTTTATAACGAAGCTAAAGGTGAAAGAGAAGAGATTACTTTAGAAAAGCGCTTTGTTGGTATTGTTGAAAATCCTTTATATGCAATTATGAATGAGCCAAACTCAACGCTTCAACGTTTAATTAGAAAACTTACGCTTCTTGATGCGGTAGATGA